AGAATCAGGTGTTGAGTTCTTTATTGATGGTTCTTACAATCATGAAGAATGGTCAACTGTAAATGCATTTATTCATTCTAAAGGTGGTAGATGTAATATTCCTATTGAAAAAGGAGATGAAGTAATAATACACTATTTAGTTACATCTGAGTATATAACCCAAGGTGATGTAAGAATATATCAAAGGGTTAAACAATATGAAGGTGAAGTAGTATGGGAAGCAGATGAAGATATGATATTAGCAAAGAAAGTTGATGGCATATGGACAGGATTAGGCAGATGGGTTGTATTAGAAGATATCCAAGAGGATACTACTCAATCATCTTTAATTATTATACCTGATATGGTTAAAGAAAAAAAGAAACGTGGTTGTGGTAAGTTTTTAGGCGGTGATATAGATGTGCCTTATGGGGCAACTGCATATTTTGATGAAAGATATAGAGCGTATTATAGATTTCCAGACGGAAAAGAAAGAATGATTTTAAACAAAGAATTAATATTTGGTTATGAGCAGATATAAAAAAGAGCAAATAGCTAAAATGGTTATAGACCCTAATACTACGGATATGCTTGAAACGTATCCAAGGTTAAAGGATATATTGCCAAAAGGCAGCTTTGTAAAAGATGTAAATAAACAAATACAATACATGGCTTGGGTTTATGATTATAACTCCCCAGCCGTTAAAGAGTTTAGCGATATAACTCGCAGAAAAGAATGGGCTAAAGCAACAGTTGGTTTAACAGAAAAACCCAACTTTGATTTAATGCTTAATTTTGTTAATACAGTTATTAATAGTCGTGTATGGACGCTTATTTGTTCATTAGAAGCAACATTTGAAGAATACGCTGAAAGAGTTAATAAACGTATTGAGGACCAAGATAGCGGAAAAGAATTAGACGTTTTAAAAGCTGTAGAGATTAAAAATAAACTTATTAATCAAATGGACGACATGATTAATAAGATAGAAGCATTATATAATAAGCTGTTTGCAGGAGACCAAGATGCTGTAGATGAATTTGATGAGGCTAAGAAATTTAGACCTGAATATATAGCGGCTCAAATGAAAAACAAATGATAAAAGATTTAGGCGGCAAGAAAATAGATGTACAAGGTTTAATATGTAATCTTCCAAAAGAAGGTTATGTATATAACCCTTTTACTGGTGACTACCAAGATATTGGAGTTACTCGTCGCCATATGAAATACGATAACTGCTTTTGGGAGATAGATAAGCGTTGGGAAAAGTTTCCAATATGGGAAAAAGAAGAAGCAGAAAAGCAAAAGCAAGACCCAAGATATGTCCACCCAGATTTAAAAGAATTTAAAGAATACTGCTGGATACGCAGGATAGGTGGTCATTGGTTTATGAATAACAATAAACCTACCTATATAACAGGAACTCATTGGTTTTACCTTTCTTGTTATCACCTTGATATTGGGCTACCCAAATACAGAGATGTAGATAGAGAGTTCTTTTACTCTTGGGAATACTCAGTACAAGACCCTAATTGCTTTGGGTTAGTAGAAACAACTAAGCGTCGTAGTGGTAAAACATATAGAGCAGGTTGTATTGCATTAGAGCAGTCAACTCGTTCAGAAAACTTTTGGGCAGGTATTCAATCTAAAACAGATGACGATGCTAAATCAGTATTTAGAAAAGCTATTGTAAACCCATATAGGAAATTACCTTCTTTCTTCAAGCCTATATCGGATATGCCTAATACAGGTAAAGTTCCTGCTACAGGGCTTAAATTCCAAAGCGGTAAGGTAGATATAGATGGCGAAGAGTTAATGTCAGGAATAGACTTTAAATCGTCAACAGAGGGTGCTTATGATGGGCAAAAACTTGGTTTTTATATTGGTGATGAGGCAGGCAAGACAATGATGGTTGATATCAACAGAAGATGGAATGTTGTTAAGTATTGTTTGATGGACGATGAAGGGCGTATTATAGGAAAGGCGCTCCATACATCTACGGTAGAGGAAATGGAAGCTGGTGGTAAAGCATACTTTGAAATGTGGCAAGGTTCGGACCAAGTTACTAAAGAAGGTAGGAGAACACCTACAGGTATGTATAAGTTTTTTACTCCTGCTCAAAAAACGCGCCATATAGATAAGTTTGGCTTTGCAAATGAAAAGTTAGCATTACAAGATATATTAGAAGAAAGAGAAGCATTGCGTAATGACCCAAGGGCATTATCTTCTGCTAAAAGGAAAGAACCATTAGATGAGAAAGAAGCGTTCCAAACTGATGCCTCTAAATGTGTATTTAACCCTATTATACTTAATGACAGGTATGATTTGCTTAAATGGACAAAGCCAAAGATATTAAGAGGTAACTTCCAATGGGAAGATATGAAGAAAGACTCTAATGTTACTTTTGTAGAAAACCCTAATGGTAGGTTTCAAGTATTGGAGTTTCCTGACTTTTCTAATAATGTGGAAAAAAAAGGGGATTTTGTATATGCTAGAAACAAACATATTTATTGTGCAGGAATTGACCCTTATGACCATGTTAATGTAACCAAAGAGCATCAGTCAAGAATGTCTAATGGTTCATTATGTATTATAAAGAAAGGAAACCCAATTAAGCCTACTGCTTATGACGGAGCGCCTGTTTGTTTGTATTTAGCCAGACCGACACCAGAAGTGTTTTATGAAGATTGCCTTATGGCATTAACTTACTTTGGTTGCCAAGCACTAATAGAGACACAGAAGCCAGGTATTCTACATTACTTTGAATCAAGAGGTTATAAGGATTTATGCTTTACTCCTCCTGGGAAAGATAAGCCAGGTATTGCGGCAACGCTTACAAATAACGTATATATAGCAGAATTAACTGACCAATATATATCTACAAAAATTGATAATGTATGGTTTGTAGAGCTTATAGACGATTGGTTAAGGTTTAGCCCTAATGATACAACTGAATTTGACGCTGCTATGGCTATGGGTTATGCGTTAATGATGACATATAACCCACAATATAACCCTAAACATAAAGAAACCAAACAAGTCCCAATAGAAGATTATTTTAAATTTATGAGAGGTAAACGAACAGGTGGTCTATTTGGGAAGTATTCTTAACGTATTATATTCAATATAAATAAACTAAATTGCTGAGATGGCAGAACTAGTATCAAGTGTAGGGGTTAATTTCCCTGATGAAAATATCAATCCTAAATTAAAGGTAGAAAAACCTTTTTTATTACAATATGCAAGAGCTGCGTATTCTGCTTATGGGGATACCCCATTTGGCTCAATTGGCTGGAGAAGTCGTGATAAATACGAATGGGTTAAAACCTATGCTCGTGGTCAACAAACAATTGACAGATATAAACGCATTTTATTGCCAGACCAAGACCCTACCAATAATACATTAGTAGTTGATTGGTCGGTATTGCCTATTGTTCCAAAATTTAGAAGGGTAGCACTTGGTTTATTAGAAAAAACAGATTACGAAATCACAATCAATCCTATTGACCCTTTGGCTTCTACAGAACTAGAAGATCAAATTCAGCAAATGAAAATGAAAGCTCAAATGAGAAAATCATTTGAACAATTACAACAAGGTCAAGAAAATGCTGTAATGCCTCCACAAATTGCTGCTGGAGAAGGAGAACCAGAAGATTTAGATAGCATTCAAATATACGAAATAGGATTGCGTCATAAAACAGCTATGGAAGCTGAACAAGCAGTTCAATTAACATTTACTCAAAATGATTACAATGGTCAAAGAAGACAAGAGCTTCAAGACTTGTTTGACTATGGTGTTGCTGCATTTAAAGATTATAGAGACGGAGATTTAGTAGGGTTTAGAAGAGTTGACCCAAGAAGATTAATTTTAAGCTATTGTACTTATCCTGACTTTAGAGACTTAAGATATGTAGGGGAAATAATGGAAGTTCCAGTAGCTCAGCTTATTCAAATGTCTGACGGTGAATTAACTGAAGATGATATTAAGTTGATATACAAACTTGCTTCTACAAATCAATTTAGACCTTCAATGCCTGTAGGTAATGCTTACTATGGTAGTTATTCTGACTTTTGGAATAGAGGTAAAGTAGAAGTATTAGATTTAGAAATTATATCAACTGATGAATTAGTTAGAGAAGAAAGAGTTGATAGAAGAGGTAATGTTGTATTTGGTAAAGCTGGATATGAAGATTACAATAACAAAAAAGATAAATACAAAAGAAAACAAGTACAAGGGGTTTACCGAGTAAAATGGGTTATAGGAACAGATATTTGTTTTGATTATGGTAAACAATATGATATTAAACGCGACCCTATTAACATGGCGCGTGCTAAATCAAGTTATAGCATTAGTGCAGTTGATTTTTATGACATGAAAACATTTAGTCGTATGGAAGCAATTATCCCATACGCAGATGCAATTCAATTAGCATATTATAGATTACAACACGAATTAAATACATCAGTACCTAAGGGTTTTAATATTAACCTTGCGGCATTAGAAGAAGTTAGTTTGTCTGGTGGTGGTCAAGCAATGAAACCTTCAGATATTATTGATTTGTATTTACAAAGAGGTGTATTGGTTAGCCGTTCAGTATCTTTTGACGGAAGACAAGTTCCTCCTGCTATACAAGAATTACAAGGTGGAACAGGTGGTGCTATTGCAGAGTATTGGAATTTAATTAACCAAAACCTTGACATGATACGTCAAACACTTGGGTTAAATGAATTAACAGATGCTTCTTCTCCTAACCCTAAATTATTGACAACAGTTGCTAATTTAGCAGCATCAGGAACTA